TCCATGCCTCTTGTGCATTGTCGTACTGAATGGCAGAGCCTTCATTCTTGACAGGAGCGGCAGAGAAGCCAGACAGTTTGGTCTCTTCTTCAAAAGAACGCTCGGAAGTCTCGATTTCGTAGAGTTCCTTATGCTCTTCGCCGTAACGAGCATACTCCAGACCGAACAAAGCGTTCAGACCGGGGAGCAGTTCTTTAAGTAGTTGTGCGCGTGAAATAGCCATGTCTATTACTCCTTAGACTGCGGTGGCAGTGTAATACTCATGGATACCAAAGTTGATCTTAACGAGCATCTCTGGAATTTGAGTAAACACAATGGTTGAACCGGAAGGGATGGTCGTTGCCGTCAATCCCAAAGAAGTGGTTGCCACGTTGATGGTCACGCTTGTAGAACCAGCAGAAGCTGCGGTAGTAACAAAAGAACCAGTGCGAACGATTTGACCGTTGGAAGCCACATATGACACGTCAGTACCTGCGACGATGGCGCTTGGCAGACCAGAACCAGTGAGGGTAATGGTGGTGCTGGAAGAGCTACCAGTTGCAGAAATAGACGATGCAGTATCAGGCACAACACCGACAACACGCATCGGGAAGGTGCTGGTCGTCAAAGTTGCGGAGTACAACAGGGCGTTAGACGAGTTACCAGTTGCTGCGCTACCGACAGTGTTAATCATTTGGTAGTTCTGGCCGACCATGGCATAGCTGCCAGAAGCGACTGTAGTACCAGACGAGCAAACAACTGCTTTGAACACAGTGTCAGGATCATCGCAAACAATAGCAACAGCGTCACCAGCCAGTGTGCTACCGGGCCAGTATTGAGCAAATTGCTTTTGTTTGGTTTGTGGGTTGGTGTAAGAGCACCCCAAGAACACTCCAACCATACCCGAAGCGCCGCCGCCAGTCGAAACTGCGAGACGTTGAGCGAAACCTTGAGCAACTTTGACAAAATCGCCATAGTAAATGCTCGTAGCTTCACCGTACTGGATAGGCACTTCACGGGTGGAACCCGCGAAAACCTGACCTCCGATCAGATTGATCGGTTTAAGACCGTAGGGGGCCGAAACCGTTGGATAAGCCATTTAAGACTCCTTAAAAATTTAAGAACCTTTTCCAAAGCTTGTCGAAGATTTGCCTTCTTTAAAGATGGGCATCCGCGCATCGCTTTGACGCATCAAATTATTGTCCACAGCCTCGGTCTGAGCTTGGGTCTGGCGTGCAACGTATTCGCTCCGCTGTTTCACAAACTCTTCAGGGGTCTTGCAAAGCAACAATCCACCGATCTCAATGTTGTCGCGGAAGCGACTCTGTGGATCAGCTAACAGTTTGAATTTGGGTTGTTCCTCGATTGAAACGGGTTCCCAGCCTTCACGGAGTTTGCCCGAAAGGTTACGTGGGTCTGCGCTGTTCAACATCGAGACACGAATCCAGCGATAAGAGTAACCCGGCTCTTTGTCAGGTTCGGGCAGCAACTCGGCAGGCATCCACTGCTTGGGACGTTCCACCATCGCACGTGTTGTAAGCTCTCTTGTGAGCTTGTTGTCTTTAACTTCAGCCATTACGGGCCTCCAATTCAAGTTGTGCCTTTACATATTGTTCGGGCGTTAAACCCAGCTTTTTGGCAAGGTTTACTTGGCTTTGCTTCAGCTTCACCTTGTTAGGTGCGGTGCTGCGAACTGCCGGGGCTACTACGGTTCCAGCCTTTGTACGGGAACTTTGTCGGCCCTCATCCTCGAATTTTTCGGGGAATCGTTTGCGCATGGTTTTGTCCAACGCTTGGTAATACTCGTCAGAACCAACCTCTACCCCATTGTCTCTCAGGTCTTCGTGATACCCAAGAGCAAAGGCCGTCATACTCCGATCCTGTCCAAACCAGCCGTTGCGTTTTTGCCACGCCACCGCTTTGCTGTCCGGTTCGGGTACATACGGTGCAGGTTGTTGCTGCACATATTGCGGTTGTACAGGAACTTCTTCTTCCTGTAAAGAGGGCATTTTGAAATTTTTTGCCTGAATCATCTTCAGGTTAGCAACCTGCAACGCCTGCTGGGCTTCCAGCACCTTATCAGAATCACCAGCTTCATACGCCTCTTTGTACGCACGCTTTGCCATCTCCAGTTCCATATTGGCGGAGTTTTGGACGGTCGTGGCGTACTCTTTACCGCCCTCAGTGAGAATCTGCTTTACACGCTTATTCTCTTCCAGCAAACGCTGGGCAAGGCTAACGGCTTCTTGCTGCTCTCGCAAGGCGGCTTCTTTTTCACGGCGCTCGTCGTGCCAAACCTTACGCATTTGCTTGAGTTTGATCTTGACGTTCTCGTCGTACTTATCAAGTTCATCCTGCTCCAACTCCTCTTTCAGGGGTGCAGGCAGGGGGGCACGGCCACGATCTTCTTCGGGCGTGTCGTCTTCAATCTCAATCTCGATTTCTGTAGAAACTCCGGGTTTACCCTTAGCTTCAACTTCGTCAGGAAATTTGAATTCTTCGTTGTCAAATGAAGGCATTTTGTGCTCCTTACTTACGTTTAATACCACGAGGGTCTTGCACGACACCATCCACGGAATCGTCATTAATCATGCGGAACTCTTTGCCGTGGATAACCAAACGAGAACCAGCATGTGGTTTTACGAGGATGAAATCACCCTGTTTGCACCAAGGCCCGGTAGGGAACTTGGTTTTGTCCAGATAACAATCTGGCCCCAAATCCACAACAAACAAAACCGTGGTCAGGGTTTCTTCGTTGCGCATGGTTTCATCAGCCTTGATCAGGCCAATTTCACTCTCCTCAAACTCTTTTTCCGCTTCCGGAATTGCACACAGGATTTTGTACCCTGCTGGTTTGGGAAGTTGTTTTGCCTTTTCCTCTGCGGTTGCAGAAAAGTTATAGGCTCCCACTACTTGTGGGTTGTTAGCGTCTGTAGCTAACAGAATGGATTCAGTCATCCGCATGCTCCAATTTTTGTTTCAGGTCTAGGGCGTATCCCCGTGCAATGAGCAGACCACGAATCTCACCGCACAGTCTCTTGTACTCCTCAAAACTGGCGGCTTTGCCTTCCGCCACGTGCATTCTGAGTTGTTCAATCTTCTCGTCCGTTTGTTGGACGAGCACATCTAGTGCATCCATCATTCACCTTTCTTAGGTTGTTTAGATTGTTGACGCATTTGAATTCGCTCTTGCATCATCCGCAGTTGCTCTTCATGACTCTTGTCAGAAAGTTGTTTAAGGATGTCCACCCCAGTCTCCATCAGGTGCTGTCGGCTGCTTGCACGCATTTCTGCCGCAGTTTTTACAGCATCAACCTGAATGCGTTTGGCATCCGTAGCCTGCTGGGCTTGAATGCGATCACGCTCAACTTGCAACTGAGCGGCCTTGAGGGCGTTATCAGCCTGATCTTTAGCGGCTTTGCGCTGGTTCTCTTGCGCCTTAAGCTGCAACTCTTGCATCTGCATCTGCACAATCGGGTCTTGCGCTTGCTGCTGATTCTGAGCCTGCTGGGCTTGCTGCTGGTTCTGCTGGAGCAGGCGTTGTGCGGCCTGTGCCAACAACGGAGCCAGACGGGCTTCAACCTCGGGGTTCATGTGCTGTGGCTCACCCGACTCATCGGTCTGAGGCGGCAAGTTCATACCAAGCTGCTGCTCGATCTGCTTGCGGTACTCGAAGCCCAAGTGCTCGTTAATGTGCGCCATCATGGCCGACTGCATCTGCTGGGCCATCGGGTTGTTCTGCAAGAGCGACTGAATTTTCGGGTCTTGCATCGCGGCCATGTGCACCACTATATGTGACTGGTGATCTTGCGCAATAAACGCTTTGACGGGTTTGCCCATCAGCACGTTCTGGTTCTCGCTGACAGGGTCGGTCGGCTTCAGGTCATCCTCCATCGGGATAAGCTTGTTAGCGTCCTTGATACCCAACACGTCCAGCATCTGCCTGTGCAGCAGGGGCATGTTGTACATCTGGGGAGCGCCCTGAGCCAACTGGATCACAGCCTGATACTGCACGATCTTTTGCGCCATAGTACTGGCGTTAGGGTCGCTGACCGGAATCACGTCCACGTTGTCGTAGTCACTCTTCTTGGCACGGCGACTGCCTTCTTCTGGCTCGTAGGTGTACTCCTCGGGCGTATAGGCAGCGATGATGCCTTTGAGCAACCCCAACTCTTGCTTCATGCTGTAGTGGACACGCGCCTGAATTGCCGACATGTTCTTGAGCGTGCGCTCAAGAATCGCCAGCGTTGTACCCACCGGAGCCTGCGCCGACATGTCGCTCAACTGCAAGTCAGTAGAGTTAGCCGCACGGCGACCCTCTTCAATGATCTTGTCCATCAAGCCAGCCAAAACTTGGCTTGGCTCTTTGTACGGCAGGGGCATCAGGTTGTCGCGCAGCACGCCGCTTGGCACGTCAACATCTTTCCACTCGCCGGGAGCAATCGGGGTGTCGTCACCCTTGATGCGCATGCCTCGGGTCTTGAAGCCACCGGGCAGGTTACTCAGCGTACCAGCATCGACAAGCTGACGAATAAGAGAAGTGCCTGACTTAGCAAAAGCCCCGATGAGGTGAATGAGGCCAAAATAATAGAAGCCAAAGCCCGGAACATAGCCGTAGTGGACGAGGTGGGTTCGTTTTGTGTAGCTTTCATCATCAGGTTCCCAATTGCGGCGAACAGCCAAAACTTTGTTTGTGCCCTTCTCAAAGGTCACGATATAAGGCAGAGCGATGCCAGTCGGCTCACC